AGCGATTCTTTGTTCGGTCCTACCCTGTAGGCCGTTCTTTTTTTAACAATGGCACATTAAGATGCGATAGCGTACGTCTAGACAACGTATTACCCCAGGGCCAAGAACCCCTGTTTTAACCACATTACCTTTTTTGTCCTGAGCAGGAGCAGGGATGTGGGGATTTGTCAGTCAACTTCCCGAACTCGTCGGGGAAGCTGCCACCCGGTGGCCGTCCAACCAAGCTCGCCAGCTGGTCTTGTCCAAGACATTCCAGTGAGCCGGAGGATGGTCTACGGGCTTCAGAGTCGGAGAACAATTCAGAATCTCCTCCTCCTCGATACACAGTTCGTTCAGTTGTTCCTGCCGACAGCAGGAGTCCACCGACACCTTAGACCGGGGTGTCACCGGTCTGGAGGCTTTTTAGCCTCGTCCAAGAGTCCGCGTTTTGACAACGCTCCTCCATTGTACCCTAGCTAGGTCCTTGGTTGTATTATTGCACTCAAAAAACAACAACAGAACAATCGGGGTGTTACACTCTCCTCGTCAAGAAAAAGAGTGATGGTTCAACCCTCAAAGCCCCGATCGCGCCGTGCCATCGTGGATGCGCCTTTGACCTTGAAACCTGCGAAGAAGAAGGAACATAAGCACAAAGGCCTCTTGTCTGCCATCGGTGGTACACTTGTTAACGCTTTCGCGCCTGGATCGGGTGGCGTCATCGGCGCCGCAGCTGGTGACCTCCTCGGCAACCTTTTTGGTTGGGGGGACTACGCCGGCACCGCTCCTATCACCTATGAGGTGAATTCCAATTCCTCCATGGGGTTCCAGACCCCCCTCGCGGCCCAGATCCCCGCCATGCATACTGAGAACGGTGTGACTCGCATCCGCAAGCGAGAATACATCACCGACATCAATATGTCTGAGATCTGGGAGAAGCGAATCTTCGCCCTGAACCCGGCCGACCCCAAAACGTTTCCTTGGCTCTCCAAGGTTGCTGCGAACTACGAACAGTACAAGTTCCTTGGGGTCGCTTTTGGATTCCGTAGTCTTACCGCCAACGCGCTTGGTGCTACGGGATCCCCCGCCATGGGCTCCGTGACTATACTCACACAGTACGATGCTTACGACATTGCGCCTGACGACAAGGTCGAGGCCAACAACGCCATGTTCGCGACTTCTTGTAAGCCGTCAGAGAACATGCTCCATCCTGTGGAGTGTGATCCCGAACAGACGCCGTCACAGCCTCTCTATACTGGTGTGAACGAGTCCCTCGAGACCAAAACCGACTTCTCTACTGCACGAGACTACCGGCTCACCTACATGGGTTTCACCACCGTTGGAACCCAGGGTGGCCCCCCTGCGCCAGTTGCCTTAGGGTACAAGTGCGGGGAGCTATGGGTCACTTATGATGTGATGCTTTACAAGCCTATGTTGCCTCTACCGCAGGCAGCACCTGGCGTGAAGCGCCGTTCCGTCTACGATCAGTTGCGTGTCGACGTAGAGCTGCTGGACCTGGAAAGTTCCGATTACGCCCACGTTACGCGTGGGACACCAGCAGCCACCCCCCGCCGCTAACAGGCAGCCGGGACCATACAGACTTTGTCTGGGGAGCTTGAACTCCCATTGTATCCTTAAGCCGCATTAGGATACGGGTTACGACCCTCGCCTTTACCCTCTAGGCGTAAAAGTCTTTCGTGATGTTCGTCACGATCGTGGTCACAGACCTGAGCTCACCTCTCTCTAGGGGACCTGAGCAACAACCTGATTCTACAGGTTCCGTTGAACACGGATACGACACTGCAACTAGCACAGGCAGGGGCTTCGGCCAGTCCTGACCCATTTATTATATATACACCTCCCTTCTTTTCGTATGTATTTCTATTTACTCAGAGTCTTGAGCGACTCTATCCGGATATTTCAAGTTTTCGAAATCCATATCTTAGATGACATGAGCAGCGCAGTTTCTAGTGTCTCGTCTCAAATGAATCGAAGATTGTTAAAGGTTACCACAGAACGTCTAGTTCGTCACCGCCCATTACGGGGGGAGGAAAGGAGAGTCATGAACTCCTTTCACCCCCCCCCAGGGCGTGTACGAGCGGCGCGGGGATGCTGAGCCTGCATGCGCCCCACGTCACCGGAGGGACGAAGAACCTGACCAGTTCTTTATCTCCAAAAACCACTCACGCAGGTCAAAATATTACGCAAAAAACTTCTTCCCCTTATTTTACTAATATCGCGCATTCCAAGTCCGAGATGTCTACTCCGGCCGGTCCACAAAAGACCGTTAACAAAACCCACAACACAGGACACTCGCACCCCCCTTCTGGAGGTGCTGGTTCTATCCCTGTGCGTGGTACCCTCGCCAAACCCCCTAGAGGAGGTTTCGGGCCCGATCGGGCCCCTCGTGGCGCGGGTGGAAAAGGTCGAAAGAAGGCGACCGCGGGAGGGAAAGGTAAAGGCAAGGGGAAAGTTCCCCCAGCCGGACATCAGCGGAAGATCCCTCCCGCACCACGCACCTGCGGTGTTGTCGGTGACGCCTCGTCTCCACTTGTCATCAATGACAAACTCGGTTTTCATGCCGAACAGCTGGAGGCGTGTCCCAACAAAGAGGCTTGTTCAGGTACCTGCCACCTTCATCTAGTGAAGGAGGTTGTCAACCTGGATGCCGCCGCACGGCGTGTCCTTGAGAATAAGGCCCGTGAGGCTCGAGCTCAAGCGCAAGCTAACGGTGTTCCTGTCCCTCCGAAGCCACCACGCGTCGACGTCTTTCGATGGCGCTTGTGTGGAACTCTGGTGAACTGTCCCCGTATGGCCTCCCACGCACACTGCCCCGATGGTGAGTGTTCACACGTGGCCGCCAGAATGGAACAGTACTATCGTGACTATCCCTCTTCCGACGAAGGTGAAGACTACGAAGAGTACACAGAACCCGATTTTGAGGCCAAGATTCATGAAGGCTCCGTCGCGGAAGATGCAACCCCTGAAGAAACCCAGACAAGTAATTGTCCTGATGAACAGTCACAGGCCACTACAACGCTGAGGGACGACAGACCCAACTCCGCACACCTCCTGACCACAGCCAGATTACGAGAGGAGCTCGCACAACTCAAAATCGCGAAAGAGGAGAAAGCCGCTGTCTACGAGAGCAAGGAGAAGGCTGTTACGGAAAGGCCCGAGGACCAGACCGAACAGAAAACCCGTCTCGCCTCTCTTGGCAGACTAATCGCCTCCGACGAAATCGCCGGACTGGAGTCTAAGATCAGCCAGAACGAGCGTCTAACTTCACTCTCGAACCTGAAGGAGTCGGACGCCGTTGAGAAGGCCGCTTCTCGTGAAGCACAGAGCGAACGGCTCGCGTCACTCTCCGCCCACAAAGTCCACGGTTGGCTTAAGGAACGCACCCCCCTCGAGATCCAACTCCTCCAAAAAGAGACCAAGGTTGACCCAGAGGAGGAAGCGTCCCAGGAGAAGAAAGACATCACCAGCCTCGTCAAAAAGATGAGCCTGGCTGATTGCCGTTTCGAACAACTCAGCTCGGAAGCCCTCCGAAGCGAACCCGGTTACTCCGGACCCAATCAGTTGAGCCACTTCGAGGATAGTGTTCGTCGCCGAACCCACCACCTGGAAGTGAACCTGATCAAGGAGAAGGAACACGCCGAGAAGAAGAAGTCGCGGATCGAGGCCCGTACCCTTCTTGATGACCTGTACAGAGAGAACAGTCGATGGCTCAATGGCGAGTACGACCTCTCAACACGGGAAAACTACATTGATATGCTCGACGCAGATGAGCCCCAAAACGTACCCGACGATTTAGTCGGAGGCGCCTTCCCTATTCTTAAGGTTGGCAATAAACGAATAACGACACTGGAGATGTACCAGAAGTTCGACTTGAAGAACGGCACCGAGCTGTTCCCCGGTCACGACGTCCGTGATGTCGGGAAACGAACTATCTATCTCGCTGGGGAGGCCGAAAGGGCACATGGTCTCCTCAACTCCATCGTCGACTCCACTCTCGCCGGTCTAGAGCGGATGGGCATTATGCGCGAACAGATCACCACTGAGGTCAATCGGGACGATACCTTCACCATGGAAGAGTACAGCCAGTCTCGCGTGAACAAGCGACGTTCCTATTTCTGCTGTTGCAGTGGACGGGATGTCAAACTTCACGCCTCCCGAGGAATCACGCGGAACTACCTTATGAGTAAGTTCGAGCTGTGTGAGACCGCTGACATCTACCTGTGGATGTTTGACCTCCTCAGATCCCACCCCGCGATGAATACCCGTCAGCCGACGAACGCTGACGGGAACCTGTACGTCTCGATGTTAGGCGCCGCCAAGAACGTCCTCCAATCTGAGGAGTACATCGGCGTCACCCTCGTGTGGCTGCGAAATCCTCGTATCTACACTAACACCTTGATGCACTATCTCAATCAGATGGATCTGACCGGGAATCGTGAAAACACCGTTGTTTTGCCGTTAAACCGGAAAAGTACCCAACCAACTACCGCTACGAAGGCCGAGAAGCCATCGAAGGTGGGGTTGAGTGGAAAGGGGAAATTATAAGGATCGCGCCGGTCCCAGTCGACTCCAAGAACATGCCAGAGTTCCGCAGCAACGGAAGATTGAAAATCATCTCTGGTAAAAAGTATTGGAAGGACGGAGAGACCAACTTTCCGAAACCCAGCGACCCTAACCGTGTCGTTGTCGACCATTCTTACCGGTCTATCGGCGGACCGGCCTTCGCCCTCGACGCACAAGTCAACTGCAACTGTGACGAGTGTTTCAAGTTCGCCCTACGCCGGCTAACGGCAGCCCGCGACCCCTCCGAACTCCGACTCTCTTACATCCCCCCGGGGACGTGTGAGGACGAGTTCATCGAGGCTTACGACGGACTCCTGAGGGACAATCAAGCACGTAACGTTCCCTCCTTCTGGGGGGAGATCGACCTCATCTCTCTCATGTACACCACCACTGACCTAGATGTCTTTTCGACCCTCGAGCAAGCTGCCGAGGACGGTTACGACTTACCACACGTTAAGAGGGCCTTACGTGTCGCCTGTTGGCAAGATCTTCTTGAGAGCGGCGTTCGATACCAGCGACTGTGGCTGGAGAGCGTCCTATATAAATTCAAGAAGGACGAGATAGCCAAGTACCTGAAGAAACCCAGGTCCATTGGTGATCTCGGTGTCGGGGCGTCACTACAAGGGTTCGTTGCTACCAGTCTGATGAAGAAAGCCATGATGCGTCATCCGATAGTGAGAGGAGGATTCACAGCCGAGTTCATCGGTTCACCTCAGGTTGACACCCTCAACCATGTCTTCCAGAATCTCCTTAACCCGGAGAAGGAAGGTTACTTTTGCTACTTCTCGGATGACTCCTGCTTCTCCTTCAGGCACTGCGGGATCCTCTACACCTACAACGTGGACATTTCTGGATGCGACTCCAGTCACAGCGACGTCATTTTCGAAACCTTGATCCGCCTCGCTCCCCTTCCTCTCCGTGACACTTTTCGTGTTCTCGTAGAGCAGTGTAAACTCAACATTCGTATTTTGAGTCAACACAATAGGAAGCAAAAGATCGTCGGAAACTTCGGTGGCCCCACCCTTTTTTCAGGGTCCACCTTAACCACCGTCATCAACAACCTCGCCAACATCCTCATCTTCCTTCGGTTAATAGCTGCCGTCGGATCCCTTGAGCTCAACCGTGCCTACGGGCAGGAGGAACTCTGTGAGATTTTCACTCTCGCACTTGAGGAGATTGGTTATGTTGTGACCGGATTCGAGACTAAAGACGTCTGCGAAATTCCTGAGGATGTACAATTCCTGAAACACTCTCCTGTCCTGAGTGTTTCTCAAGAGTACGTCGCCGTCCTCAACCCGGGTGTATACTGTCGCTCCAGCGGGAGCTGTCACGGTGACTACCCCGGGTCCTCTAAGCTCTACACCATCGAGCAACGGATCGCCAGTATGCAACTGGCTCTGATCCGCGGGATGTATCCCCGCACCACTTCGCCCTTTCTGCGGCGAGTTCGAGACGCTGCCCTCAGCTACGCTCATCCTGACCTCGTCACGGCTTGCAATGCCATCGTACGAAAACAGGTTGAGTATAAAGTTGAAGCTGACGAGCGAGAAGCCATCGAGTTCACTGACAATGAACTCTTTCGACGCTATCGCCTCACACCTCTCGACTTCGCCGACCTGGACGAGTTCTCACACGCCGGTGCGTACGACCACACTTGCGCTCCCTTCGCCTCCAAGATCCTCACCAAGGATTACGGGTACGGGACGCTAACTTGGTCAAAAGCGAGCCGCGCTAGAGGACTCTGGTGAACGGACTCTCACAAGTCCACCGACCCGGCTCCGGCCGGGTCCCGTCCCTGTCACGTGAAATTCAGGAACCTGTTCGGGGATATAGAACAGGTTAACTTAGAGAAATTACTACAAATGACTCTCGGTTTCGCCGAGTATCTACCCTTCCGCGGGATGTATCCCCGCACCACTTCGCC